AGGAAGCGGTTCAAGAGGCCAGACGCGATGTCACCGCCTGAGATGGCCCCATAGAACTCGCTGGGCGTAGACATGCCTAGGAGCGTCAAGGACGGCCTTCTGATCACCTTCTCGAATGCCTCTGCCTGTTCCTTCGTCAAGCCGATGGTGGCGTATCCTTGTGGCCGCAAGACGCCATCCTGCCGACCGAAACATTCCATGATGGCCGTGAGACTATCGGCCTTGTGCTGCATCGAGCGGTTGGCGGCGCTCTTGAGGGTTCGCCCCAACTCATCGATCACGGAAACGTGAATGGGCCGGGAGATGAGCGCAGAGAAGACGCCGCTGGCGCTGGTGTAACCGGCTGGCCCTAGCAGATGCCCTAGCTGGGCGGCATCAAGCATGGCCTCGATGACCGTCTTGGCGTGTTCCTTGCCGCAACCAGTCTCGCCAATATTGAGCAGATACAAATTGCTAAAGTTGCGCTGGCTGGTTGTCCATCTCCGCCCCATTGCAACAGCACCAAGAGCAATCGCGGCTTGCACGGCAAACTGCGGCTGCGTCTTGATGGCGGTTGTCTCGTAGTACCGCACAACGTCTTGAAGCACACCAGGGATAGAAAGCAGGTGCGCCGGGATAGATGCCAGCGGATTGTCTGGCGTGATGCTGGTGGTGCGTTTGGAAGGCAGGACGCCGGGGGTTGCTGCCTTGCCGTGATCGATCTGAACCTTCGCCTCGGGCGTCCACTCATGACTCGGATCGGTCGTGATGTTGAGAAAGGCGGCTGCGTTCCTGATTGCCGCACTCATGTTGCCGCCATGCTCAAACTGGAGGTACAATTCGAAGCAATCGAAGGCGTGTTCGTTGCCGAACGGATCGGAACCGTGATGGCTGAAGGCAGTGTTATTGTCGAAGACGTTGCAGCCGGCCAGCTTGGTCCCGCTGTTCGGACTGAGATACCGATTCGGTGCGGTGCGGCGATAGCCATACTTGACCAGCAATTCTCCGATATTGTGCGCCGCATTATAGGCATCGATCACCGATGTGCCGGGATTGGGTGCGCGAACCCGAACCGGAGCCTGATACTCAGGCCGAACTTTCCAAGGGCATAGGTCCATCATTTGCGGGCGGAAGCGATCCCATTCGTCCCACATGACTTGAAGCTGCTTCGGCAAGATCGGGATCTGATCGAAGGGCAACCCCTCCCACACATAGGGCTGCATCGTGTCGGGATGGATCGACGGCGGCAGGACATCCTGCACCGCCCCACCGCGAAGCTCGAAGACGGTCGTGGTGCCTCGGCCATCCTTGTTCGGCCATGCGATTGAGTGCCGGGATAGATCATCCCGGTGGGCGCGGAAGATCAGTTTGCCTCGCCCCTCCCGGCCCCGGATTCTGGCAGTTGATGCCATAATGGCATCTAGATCAAGCCCCAGCCCCTCGAAGATGATCCGCGTCCATTCCATGTGATCGATGTCGATCGCGCAAGTGCCGGTCCATTGATGGATGAGACCGACGTTCCAAGTCGGATTCTTGGAGTAGAAATCAATGGCACCCTGTCCGGTGAGCGCCTTGTCCTTCTGGTTCCAGCCGTAAGATGTCGGCCCCTTCTGCCCTGCCGGGATCGGGACAAGATACCAGCCGAGTTCGATGTAGGATTTGATGCTCTCAATGATGGTCATTTATGCACGGCCTTCAAAAAACTCCGTGAGCAATTTGATCGTCTCATATCGAGCACCGGGAGCGCCATCCCGAATCGCTTTCACGGTGTTGTAGGAAAGGCCGGTGGCCTTGACGATCTCGGGAATGTCAGCCCCGGCAAGGCGGGCGCGAATCTCTTCGATGGATAACATGGTCATTCTCCTGCTTGGTGATTGCAATTTTTTCTATTGCACGTCCTGCAAAAATATGCAATAAGCCATTCCGTTGAGAGAAAAGGAGGCTGACATGAGCAGCAACATCACGGGCCTTTGCGGGGCCTGGCTTGAAGCCAAACGCCGTGAAGACGAAGCCATCGAGGCGCGTCGAAAGATCGAGCAAGACATCATTGAAGCACTGGACGCCAAGACCGAAGGCGCGATCACGCACAAGGTCGAGCCGTACAAGGTGACGCTCACCCAGCCGATCTATCGCAAGATCGATCTGGCAATCTGGGAGACCGTCAAGCACGACATGCCCGCTGAATCTTGGCCGATCAAGGTCAAGATCGAAGTGGACGATGCCGGATGCAAGTGGCTTGCAAAAGAGCGGCCTGACCTTTGGTCTATCGCTGCCAAGGCAATCACGGCAACCCCGGGAAAGATCGGCGTCAAGGTGGTGGCAGAATGATTCCGGGATTGGACTTGTACTCTGTCGCTGATGCGTTGCAGAACGCACGCGATCACATCATGCAAGCTAGGGGCAGCATCAATCGCAACCGTGAGATCGATCTTGCGATTGAGAATATACGGGACGCGATGAAACTACTCGGAATGAAGGAGGCCGAGAACGATGGCAATTGATCTGAAGAAATTGGAACGCCCGAAAGGGCAACGGCCCATCATCGCAACAGTTTTCGGTGAAGGCGGCATGGGCAAATCAACCTTGGCTGCAATGTTTCCGAAGCCGGTGTTCATCCGCACCGAAGACGGAACCGCCAGCTTGGCTGGCAACGATGAGGTGATGCTTTTCCCTCTGGTGTCCTCGAGCCAGGAAGTGCTTGACCAGATCGAGGCATTGGCAACGCAGGAGCACGACTTCAAGACGGTCGTAATTGACAGCATTACGCAGCTTGCCACGCTCATCGAGCATGAGATTGTTGCAGCCGATCCCAAGGCCAAGAGCATCAACCAGGCCGGTGGCGGATACGGAGCGGGTTACAACACCGCCGCCGAGAAGCACCGGCAGGTGCGGGAATGGGCTGGCGCACTGGCCTACGAACGCGGAATGAACGTTGTCTTCATCGGCCACGCTGACACCGAGACGCTCGATCTGCCAGACTTCGATCCATTCGCCAGATACACGGTGCGGATGCACAAGAAGTCGTTGCCTCACTATACCGATAACGTGGACCTAGTGGGGCTGATCCGGCTCAAGACATACGTTCGCGGCGACGGCGACAAAAAGCGGGCGATCAGCACAGGCGACCGGGAAATCATCTGCTTCCCGCAAGCCTCGAGCGTGACGAAGAACCGTTTCAACATCACCCAGCCGCTGCCGTTCACCTTTGAGAGCGGCAACCCTTTTGAAGCCTTTGTAGCAAAGTAGGAGAAGAGAATGAGACTGAATGGATTCGATGCGAATGTCGTGGAGCCGAGTGCGCCGCGCGAAACGATCCCGGCTGGCAAGTACAAGGCCGTGATCACCAAGAGCGAGGAGCGCCCCACCAAGGCACAGACCGGCTCGATGCTGGTGCTGACATGCCAGATCATCGAAGGGCCGCACCAGGGCGTTAGCCTGATGGACCGGCTCAACCTCAACAACCCGAACAAGACGGCGGAAGAGATTGCCCAGAGGACGCTCTCGGCCATCTGCCGGTCGGTTGGTGTCATGATGCCGAACGAAAGTTCGGACCTCCACGACAAGCCGATGATGATCACGGTGAAGGTCAAGCCCGCAGAGGGCAACTATCAGGCATCGAACGAGATTGCTGGATACGAGCCGTGCGAAGGCGGCGCATCGGCTGCTGCACCTGCGGCGGCTGCAACGCCACCCTGGAAGAAGAAGTAAAGCGAAGCGGGGCGGCTCTCACGGGTCGCCCCAATTACGAGGGAAGATTGTGCAGCATGGATCATATTAGAGATTACTGGAAAGACCCGGTCAAGAAAAAGGCTAGGCTTGAAAAAATGGCGCATACACGATTTTTAAATAAACAGATTGAGATGAAGCGTCGGAGCCAACAGCTCTCTGAGTTCGATGAATTGTCAAGATCGATTGTACGTCTAAAAAAACAAAAAGATGAACTCGAAGCAAATATCAAACAGATACTCCCACAAACAAAAACAATATTTGAAGACGCATGCTTGACGGATATTACGATCCATAACGAGTTTGAAATAATTGCAGCATCTGTACCGTTTAAGCCTATGTGCGGAATTTACTTTTTGATAAAAGAGAAAAAAGTTGTTTATGTTGGGCAATCAGTAAATGTACCGGCTAGGGTTGCCTCACATTTTCATGACAAGCAAAAATCTTTTGAGAATGTTGCGATTATTGAGTGTCATCCAGATCAATTAGATGTTTGGGAGACCTTGTATATCCATTTGTTAAGGCCAGAACAAAATGGAAAAGGCAACACAGAATCGGGAAAGACAACCCCTATGAGCCTAAAAGAGATTATACGTCAGATAAACACTAACAAGAAAGAGGAATTGGACAGAAGACACATCAAAATTGCAAATGGTTTTTACGAATCATGACCACCGACACCTATGCAATCGAACGCTTCATGAAGCAGCAGCTAGACGGCAATTTCTGGAGCTTTGATGTCGAAGGCCGCATCGTTTGGAACGATGTTGACGTTGACTATATGCCGCAATTCAAACGCTACACGTGGACAGATGGAGAAGAAGATCGGCCAAAGACGCAAATGGTTCGCCGCGATTGGTCGATGGATGACTTCCGGCGGATTGAGAAGCTGCGGATCAAGAGGCGATTCTGGAATCAAATTGCCAAGAACTTCGGTGCAAGCGACACCGCCACGAGCGACTTTTACAAGCGTGTCATTGCCCAGCAAAACGAGAACATGACGAAAGAAGTCACAATCAGGCGGATGAAGATCATCAAATGGATGCACGACGAAGGAATCAATGCAAAAGCAATTAGCATGTTTATGCACTATGATCGAAGGATGATCGAGAGCGTTACAGGGAGGGAAGAGGAATGAAACTCGACATGACATCGCCAATCGTAAAGGCGATCTATCAGCGATACGAAGACAACCGCCGCAACGCACACAGGCCGCATCTTGGCGGGTCGCAGATCGGGAACACTTGCGCCCGTGCGCTTTGGTATCAGTTCCGGTGGACCTATACAGAGAAGCACGAAGGCCGCATTTTGCGCCTCTTCGAGACTGGCGAACGCGAGGAACTGCGGGTGATCCAGAACCTGCGTGCCGCCGGTTGCACCGTCTGGGATCGCGATCCGGCAACAGGCCAGCAGTTCAGATACACGGCGGTTGGCGGGCATTTCGCCTTGAGCCTGGACGGAGTGGTCGAAGGCTTGCCGGAAAGTTCCAAGGTCCACACGCTCGAAGTGAAGACCATGAGCGAGAAGTATTTCAAGGTGCTGTGCAACCTCGGAGTCGAGAAGGCGAAGCCGATCTACTATGCACAGTGCCAGATCGGAATGCACTTGAGCGGGCTGGATCGCTGCCTGTTCATTTCGGTCAACAAGAACACCGATGAGATTTATGCCGAGCGGCTTAAGGTCGATCATGCCTTTGCAGAGTCGCTTATTGAGAAGGCCAGAGCGATCATATCGACAGAACGGCCACCGCTTGGAATCAGCAATGATCCTGCATGGTTTGAGTGCAAGTTCTGTCCGTATCATTCGATCTGCCACGGAGACGGTGCAGCGGAACTAAACTGCCGCACATGCGCCTTCTCAACGGCAGAGGCTGAAGGCTGGTCCTGCGCCAGGCACAAGAAGGCACTCGATGAGATCGACCAGCGCAGCGGCTGCGGTGATCACATATACAATCCGGCACTGGTGAAGCTGCCGGTGCATGACACCGGAGAAGACTGGATCGACTACATCAACGAAGACGGCGAGATCGTGAGGAACAAGGGCAGGGAGTTTCATAATGGGTGAGCGCCCGTCTGAGTACACACGAGATGAAAACGATTGGTATGTAGAACCATCTTGGTGCATTGACGCCTTGAGATTGAGCGTTCAATTCAAAGGCTCGATCCATGATCCATGCTGCGGCATGGGAACGATTCCGAATATGCTAGGTGCAACCGGAGCTGATTTGATTGATCGTGGATATGGCTATGAGAATCAAGACTTTATGAGCGATCTTCGTGCATACGATAATATTGTAACCAATCCGCCGTATGGAATTGCACAATCAGTAATTGAACACGCCTTGAAGATCACGAAGCACAAGGTTGCCGCACTTGTTCAGATAAAATTCCTCGCATCTCAAAGGCGGCATAGTTTGTTTCATCGCCGCGAGATGCAGAAAGTGATCATGTTCAGCCGCAGACCTTCTATGCCTCCAGGCGAAATGCTGCGCGCGCATGGTGAATCTATTCGCGGTGGTGGGTCTATAGATTTCTGCTGGTGCATTTGGGATCAAGACCACATCGGCTCAACGACGATTGAGTGGGTTATCTAATGCTAGAACTCCGCCCCTATCAACGAGCCGCCATTGATGGCCTATATAATTATTGGTCAGACAAGAAAGGCGACAACCCGATCATCGTCGCCCCGACTGGCTCTGGCAAAAGCCTCATCATCGCGCACCTGATCAAGGATGCGATGAGTTATCCCGGCACGCGCGTTTTGATCTTGACGCATGTCAAGGAGTTGTTGGAGCAGAACGCCAGCGAGTTGGTGACGCTTTATCCCGATGCAGATGTTGGCTTCTACAGCGCCAGCCTCAAGAAGAAGGTGCTGCGGAAGCCGATCACATTTGCGGGCATTCAGTCGATCCACAAGAAGGCTTATGACATGGTGCCAGCGCCTGATCTGGTGATCGTGGATGAGGCGCACCTGATCCCGAAGACGGACGGCACACGCTACAATAAGTTCCTCTCGGACCTTCGCGTATGCAATCCCGGCGTGAAGGTGGTTGGCCTAACGGCTACGCCATACCGGCTCGATAGTGGCTGGCTGCACGAAGGCGACAACGCGATCTTTGATGGCATTGCATACGACATTCCGGTTGCCGATCTTATGGAGCAGGGATTCCTGGCCCCGGTGATTAGCAAGAGCGGCGTCAAGACTATCGACCTGTCGAACGTCGGCAAACGCGGCGGGGAGTATATCGAGAGCGAACTAGCCAAGGCTGCATCGGACCCGGAATTGGTAACAGAAACAGTTGCTGAAATCGTGCGCTATGGTGCGGAGCGCAAGGCGTGGCTGGTCTTCGCTTGCGGTGTCAATCACGCCGAGTTGCTCCGTGCCGAATTCGAGACGCATAACATCGAGGCAGATGTGGTGACAGGTGCCGATGGCATGAGCGCACGCGCTGACAAGATCGAGCGGTTCCGGCGTGGCGGAAGCAAGTGCCTGATCAATGTGAACGTCTTGACCACCGGCTTCAATGTCCCGCATGTCGATCTTGTGGCAATCGTGAGGGCCACCGAAAGCACCGGCCTGTACATCCAGATTGTCGGGCGCGGCACACGCATTGCGCCGGGGAAAGAGAACTGCCTGGTGCTGGACTACGGCGACAACGTGATGCGCCACGGCTTCATTGATCAGATCAAGCCGAAGATCAAAGGCCGCACGGAGGACGGTCAAGCCCCGGTCAAGAAATGCCCTGAATGTTTGACTGTCAATCATGCCGCCGTTAGAGTGTGCATCGAGTGCGGCCACGAATTTCCGCCTCCGCAATTCAATCACGGCACGAAGGCATATTCTGGCGCGATGATCTCCACACAGGTACAGGCCGAATGGGTTGACGTTGACGATGTGGGCTATTCCCGCTGGCGCAAGGAAGGCAAGCCAGATAGCATCCGCGTCACCTATTATTGCGGCCTGATCAAGGTCTCCGAATGGCTGTGTCCTGATCACGGAGGCTATGCTGCGGAACGATACCAGAAGCGGATGCCATCGCTAGGAGCGTCTGCCATGACCACCGAAGATGCCATGCAAGAGTGCGATCACTGGATCAAGCCACGCAGAATAAGGGTGAAGCCGAATGACAAGTTCCACGACATTGTACAACTCGACTACAGCCAGCCCAAGCGCCTCACCGCCGAAGAGTTGGCAGAACTCCAAGAACCGCTGTTCTGATTGCGTGAGCCTGTACGATGCTCGATATTGCACTCATTGGCGTGATGTTGTACCTGATGATGTACAGAAAGAAGGCTGCGATGCGTTCAACGGTTTCCCTCCCTTCTGAGCATGATGAACAAGCCGGATTCGTTCAATGGTTCCGCGCCAAGTGGCCTCGTGTATTGATCTTTGCAATACCGAACGGCGGCAAGCGCAACATCTCGACGGCAAAGAAGCTGAAGGCCGAAGGTGTCGTTCCTGGCGTGCCAGACTTGTTCATTCCGGCATGGGGAATATGGATCGAGATGAAGCGCCAGAAGGGCGGGCGAACTTCATCGGATCAAGACGGCATGATTTCATACTTGGAAAGCATTGGCCATCGCGTTATTGTTGGCTATGGTGCAACTGATGCCAGCGACAAACTGCTGTCTTTGTTGAATATGAGCGGGGCGGCGACTAAAGGAGGATAGCCACCGCCCCATACATCCGGGGGAGCAAACCGGATGCTTACATTAATGATTGATTGAGAACTTTAGTCTAGGCTTGCCATAGTTTCAAGGAGGAACATCATGGCGAAATACGAATACGATGCCACACACGAAGAGTGGCTTCATGGTGATCCGGGCGTGCTGTCCGGTTCAGTGGCCGCTGCTGATCAGCGGTATGCCAAGTCTGCCCAGATCAGGGAGAGCTGTGCCCCTCGGCTCTCCCTGATCGACTGGCTGATCTGCGGTCCAATCATGGTAGGTCTTGGCTTCTTGATGGGAGTTTACTGGCCGTGATGAGGTATCTAGTTTTGATCGCCGCGATGACGGCTGGAAGTGTCTTGGCACATGCTTCGGATGCGACTCGATTGGTTACATCGGAGGCAAGACGGCAAGGCGTGCCGGTTGGATTCGCTTTGAAGATGGCAAAGATCGAGAGCGGTGTTCGATGTAACAACCACAACAAGCGAAGCAGTGCATCAGGCCCCTTGCAAGTGCTTCGTGGCACAGCGAGGGCTATGGGCTACCGTGGTGACATCCGGCGGGCTTCGTGCGCTACGCAGACGCATTACGGCATGAAACACTTGGCTATGTGCTGGCGCGGAGCACGAGGCAATGCGGCCTTGGCGAAACGATGCCACCAGGTTGGCGTGTCTGTGTTGTATAGCAAAAAGAAGAGGAGGCGTTGATGACCAGAGAACCTGATCTTGAAACCGTCAATCGCGCATTGGGCGAGACGGTGAGGAAATTGCAGCAAGACTTGGCCGATGCTGACAGAAGAATCCGGCGGCTTAGAGAGGAGTTGGCAGAGGCACATAGAGCAGCGGCACTAGCATCTGGGAGGGATTGGTGAGC